CTAGCGATGCGCGAAAGCTCCACGAAACCGAATACCGCACTTGGGCTCAAATCTGCTTGGACAAACACGGCACGCCGTGGCCCATCGCAGAAGAAGATGTCTCAAGTGCGTCGGACGAGGTGCTTCTCGCTGCTATCAAGCTGCTGAAGATGCTCGGGAGGACTCCTCATGAAGGCTAATGTCGGGCGCGACGCCCGCTAACTGGAGAAACAATGGCAAACATCGCCAATCTCACCCTCAAGAACGCCGCGGCGGCCAACGTCACCTACGAACCGCATTCCGTCGAACGGGATGCGTGCCAGTGGAACGAGGCCGGTGCGACTAGCTACTTGGGGACGTCTCGTCTGAAGGTGCAGCGCAAGCTGCCCACGGACAAGGCGAACGGAGTGCTTCGCGTCATGGGGCAGCTCACGCGCCCCGTGGTCAACGGCACGACGATGGCGCTCGATGGCGTCATCACCGGCAACTTCGAGATCCTGCGTCCGATCAAGCTGGCCAACACGGAGGTCGACGAATTCGCTGCCCGCTTCGGCGAAGCGGTGAAACAGTCGATCATCGCCGAGGCCGCCAAGACCGGCGCCATTCCGACCTAACCTACAAGGATTTCACACAATGAGTACGACCCTGGTCTTTGGACCGAGCCGCCAACTGTACGCGATGTTTTGCGTCTTTGGAGAAAGTGTGATTTCCGTCCGGTTTGAACTCCCGGACACCCCTCCATTGGAGCTTTCCCTTACGAGAGAGGAGTACGCTCGGTCGCTGAAGAGCGCCGTGATGTACAACTCTCCCCGGGATAATCCTGTGCAACACGTCATCAACTGGACGTTGGAGCACATGTTGGGGTTTGAGTTCTCGATGGTGGACAAACTGCGCTGGAAAGAGCAGTTCATCACCCACCTCGATGGTTGGTGGATAGCGTCTCTGGACGAGCTCTGCAAGCCGCTGGCCTAAGGGATCAGTCATGATCCCCCACGCCGGTAGTAAGCACCTTCACGTCTATGAGCGCCGAACTCGAGTCCCCAAAAGGCTCAAGAGCCTATGGGGGTCCCTCGCCGCAACGGCCGAGGAACTGAGAGTCGACGGGCGATCCGTCCTTTCAGAGGTTGCCACTGAGTTGTATGAGTCACTTCGGACTCCTATCTCGCTTTCCTGCGAGATTCTGCTCCGCTATGGTGAGATTGCACAACTGGTGCAAAGAACTGTAGATCCTGGATCTTATAATGACCCAGATCGGTTTGCTGACGACTACCAAGCCGTCAGTTTTCTGAGAAAGGTCCCCTTTGAAGTTGAAGGTTTGGATCCGGAGGCAGAGGCTAAGAAGAAGTTTTTCGAGGCCGAGGCCCAATGCAAGGAGACGAATCTTCGTATCCGGCACTTCCTTTCTAACCCCGCAAGGGCTAGTTCAGTCGCGCGCCAGGCGTTCAGCTTGGCGGGAATCGCGATAAGGGAGGTGCTCGGAGACGAGGTTCGTGCTGCCGAGTGGCTCAATAGCTGTCGTTTCGGCCCGGGGGCGTTTAACCACCCCTCCGTGCGCGGACTCACTTCGGTGTACGATAAGCTGCAAGTCTACCCGTCAGTCACAAAAGACTTTCGGGAAACGGGGGCCATGCTCGTACAGAGCTCGCCATCGTGGGCGCGGAGTGTGACAGATACGGAGGACGAGGGGTTTTGGCCCTTCGTCACGCCTGACATGTTGCACGAAACGCTCGGCAACCGAGTAACGTTCGTGCCGAAAACCGCCACGACGGAGCGCGCAATCGCAATTGAGCCACTGGTCAACATCTACGCCCAACTCGGGCTAGGACGGATGATCAGAAAAAGGCTTCAAGCTTTTGCGGGCATCGATCTTAACGACCAGTCTGTAAACCAACAGCTGGCCCGTGAAGGGTCGATTCGTGGTTTCTTAGCGACGATTGATCTCTCTAGCGCCAGTGATACGGTTGCTAGGGAGGTAGTACGCGCCCTCCTTCCAGAGGGTTGGTACCGAGCGCTCGATATTTGCCGATCAAAAGTCGGTGAGTTAGATGGTGG